ACACCGCACCCTCTGGCTTCAAAGCACTTGTCACGACTAATCTGCCAGAGCCGACTATTAAGCAGGGCGACGATTACTTTAATGCGGTGTTGTGGACTGGGGATGGCGCATCCACAAGATCGATTACTGGTGTTGGATTCGCACCTGATTTAGTCTGGGTTAAATCTAGAAGCACTACTGATGGTCATGCTCTTGCCGACTCTGTTAGAGGTATTTCAAATCAACTTTATTCAAATTCCACTGAAGTAGAGAACGCATTCAAACAGTTTGGTTTTGTTTCTAACAATACTTCTGATGGATTTTCTTTGTCCAGCGGAGGCTCAGGCGTTCAGACAGTAAACACAAATGGCACAACCTATGTCGCATGGAACTGGAAAGCCAATGGCGCAGGCTCAACCAACACCGCAGGCACGATTACCAGCACAGTCTCAGTCAATACGACGAGTGGGTTCTCGATTGTTACTTATACGGGAACGGGTGCTAATGCGACTGTTGGACATGGGTTGGGTGTTGCTCCACGGATGATTATTGTTAAAAGGCGTGACGCATCTGGGAATAATTGGAATGTATATCATGCCGTCATTGGAAATACTACTGCCATACTATTGAACGATATTTCCGCAACACAAACACCAAGTGCTGCATACTGGAACAACACATCGCCAACATCTTCGGTATTTAGTTTAGGGACTGGTGGAAATGGCAACTTACTGAATGGAACCTATGTCGCATATTGTTTCGCACCTGTCGCTGGCTATTCTGCGTTTGGGTCATACACAGGCAATGGTTCGACTGACGGGCCCTTCCTCTACACGGGCTTCCGTCCGAGGTGGGTATTAACAAAAGTAACTGCTGGTTCTGGTGCTCCTAATTCGTGGGTAATTCACGACACAGCCAGAGACACTTACAACTATATGGACAAAGAGCTATTCCCCGACGCTTCTACGGCAGAACAAGGATCAAATAATCGTGGTATGGATTGTTTGTCTAACGGCTTCAAGGTTAGGTCAGCAGATAATGTAATCAATACCAGTGGCGGAACCTACATCTACGCCGCCTTCGCAGAAAACCCCTTTGCCTACTCTCTCGCACGATAACTGGAGAACATAATGTTTTTACTTGATAACAAACCGATTTCGATTGACGCACCTTACACCGCACCAAACGGGACTAAGTACGCCAACTTGCGTGACCCTGCGGTTCGCTCTGCGCTCGGTGTAACAGAGGCTCCCGATCCTGAGTCTTACGATCAAAGATTCTGGTGGGGAGTCGGCAATCCTAAACTTCTCAATGACAGGGAAGAAGTAGACGAGGATGGCAATCCTATGTTCGTCAAAGTCTACGATGCAGAGACTGAGACAATGGTGGACTCAGATGAGCGTCTGGTGACTAAGGGACTCAAGAGCCAATGGATCGCACAGGTTAAGCAGACCGCAGGCTTGATGCTTGCACAGACCGATTGGATGGTGATCCGCAAAGCAGAGCGTGGAGTAGATATTCCACAGACTGTACAGGATAAACGTACTGCTATAGTTGCTGAAGCAGATAGATTAGAAACTGCAATCACTGCTTGTACCACTGTGGAGCAATTGATTGCTGTTGTTAGCAACCAGTCTTGGGAGTAAGTAAATGGCAATGGAACACATCAGTGAAACAGGCAAGCATGTTGGTGACGCTGTTTCAATAGTTACTGTAGTAGGTACATTGGCACAGGTGCTCCCAAGCATTGCTGCTATATTTACTATTGTGTGGACTTCCATTCGTATTTACGAAACTGAAACTATTCAGAAACTGTTAGGTAAAAAGAAAGTAGAAGATGTCAAGGAAGATTAGTTTAGCCAAGACTAAGACCACCACTGCTAAGGATACTATATACACTGTACCAGTTAAGAATACTGGTCTATGGAGTGTGATGTATGTAATCTCTACTGGCGGTACTAATACTCCTTCAGTGTACTGGTATGATCATTCTGCTAATACTGAGTATGTAGTTTTTAGCGGTAAGAATCTTGGAGCAGGTGAGTATATTCTTCTTAACCAAGCTGAAGTAGCAATTCAAGAGAACGATGAAATAAGAATATCTCAGTCAGGAACCAGTAGTGTGACTTATATTTTTACTTTGGAGTTAGTCCCTAATCAAGCAACTCAATTTCATGGAGCGTAATTATGAAAGAATTTAAACCCTGTCCTGGTTGTCCTACTCCTGCTAAGTGTAAGAAAGCTGGCAAGTGTATGAAGAAGAATTCTAAGAAACCTGCTAAGAAGAGTTACTAATGAAGCAAGGACTCTATGCCAACATTAACGCTAAGAGAAAGCGTATCGCTGCTGGCTCTGGTGAAAAGATGCGTAAGGTTGGTAGCAAAGGCGCACCATCTAATCAAGATTTCAAAGATGCAGCCAAAACTGCTAAGAAAAGGAAGAAGTAATGCCACTCAAGTCTGGTAAATCAAAGAAGGTAATCTCTGAGAATATTCGAACAGAGATGAAAGCAGGATATCCTCAAAAGCAAGCCGTTGCTATTGCGCTTGCTAAAGCAAAAATGAAAAAGAAGAAAAAGAAGAATGGTTAAGAAAGTTTATCAGAACCCTGAAGGTGGTTTAAACGCTAAAGGCAGGGCTTACTTTAAAGCCAAAGAAGGAGCCAATCTTAAACCACCAGTATCATCAGAGCAAGCAAAGAAGTCACCAACAGCGGCAAAGCGTAGGAAGTCATTTTGCAGTAGGATGTCAGGTGTTCCTGGGCCACTGAAGGATGAGAAAGGTAGACCAACCCGTAAAGCATTAGCACTTCGTAAATGGGATTGTAAATAATGGCTAATCCAACATACTTAGAATTAGTTAACGAAACACTGGTAAGACTTAGAGAGCCTGAAGTCACTGCAGTGACTGATAATGCTTATTCTAAACTAATCGGTAAATATATTAACGATGCAAAGCGTCAAGTAGAAGATGCTTATAACTGGAATGCTCTGTCAGAGACACTTACTGTTGTTACATCAGCAAATTTGTTTAACTATGTGTTGACTGGTGTTGGGCAAAGATTTAGAGTATTAGATGTAATCAATCAAGAAAGTAATGGTTTCTTGTACAATGAAACAACTTCTAAGATGAATGAATTGTTTCTAAATACCTCTGGTGCTGTATTAACTGGACCGCCTGATAGATATAACTTCAACGGTGTTGACTCTAATGGAGATACACAAGTTGACTTGTACCCTATTCCTAGTGGTGTATATAATATCTTCTTCAATGTGATTAAACCACAAGCACCTTTGACAGCCAACGCAAATCAACTTAAAGTTCCATCAGAGCCAGTGATATTCCTTGCTTATAGCAAAGCATTGCTTGAGCGTGGTGAAGATTCTGGTATTTCTTCTACTGAAGCGTATCAGCTTTATCTTCAGTCGTTGTCTGATCACATCGCTGCTGAAGCAAATCGTTATCCTGATGAACTTACTTGGAATGGTGTGTAATGCGTCCAATACTAACAGCATCTATAGGTGCGCCAGGGTTTCTAGGGCTTAATCTTCAAGAAAGTTCTGTGCAGTTGTCTAGTGGTTATGCACTAGTGGCTCAGAACTGTGTTATCGATAGATATGGTCGTATCGGTGCTAGGAAAGGGTGGACTGCTGTTAACAGCACAGTCAATACTGATCTTGGTGCAGGTAATCCTGTAGAGTTTATCTTTGAGATGGTTGATAATGGTAATACAACCACTATCTCTGCTGGTAATAATAAGTTGTTTACTGGCACTACGACAATGACTACCAAGACAGTGCGTAATGCTGATAACTCTGGTAACGCTACTTACACGATTACTGGTAACAACTGGCAAGCAGCAGCGATACCTTATGGTGATGGTCCTGACGCTATATCCCATGCTTATCTTGCTCAGGCAGGGCATCCCACACTTGTGTACCATGAGTTGCCTACTAGTGGTGGTGGTGGACATGACCACGACAGTGGTACTTTTGGTTTCCAACAACTAGGTGATGTAGGCACACTACCTCCTGGTTATACTACTTCAGATTTTAAACCTAACTGTGCTTTATCAGCGTATGGTCGTATCTGGTTAGCAGATATTATTAACGACAACCAAACAGTTTACTTTAGTAGATTGTTGGATGGTTCAGATTTCAGTGGTGGTGATTCTGGATCTTTATCATTGAATTCAGTATTCCCAAACAATGATAACATTGTAGCACTAGCCGCACACAACGGATTCTTGATTGTGTTTGGAAGAAACAACATTGCAATCTATTCTAATCCTATTGATGTCACTGCTTTGGCTTTGGCAGACTTTATCCCTAATGTTGGATGTATCTCTAGGGATTCTGTAGTATCTACTGGTACAGATATTTTGTTTCTCTCTGATGCTGGTGTTCGTAGTTTACAGCGAGTGATTCAAGAGAAGTCTCTGCCATTTAGAGATGTATCAAAGAATGTTCGTGATGAATTGATTAGTAATGTTAACTCTGAGACAGCCGCTAATATAAAGGCAGTATATTATGATAGAGATGCTTTTTATCTTCTTAGTCTTCCTGCCACTGGTTTTGTATATTGCTTTGACACTAGAGCATATCTCCAAGACGGATCATCAAGAGTAACTATTTGGGATAGTATTCTACCAAAGGCTTTCTTCGTCAATCGTAATAAAGAACTGTTGATTGGTAAACCTGGCTACATTGGTAAGTATTCAGGTTACACAGATAACTCTGCTTCTTATCGATTTAGATACTTTACCAACTACTTTGACTTTGAGAAACCAACTCAGTTAAAGATCCTGAAAAAGATTGGCTTTGTTATCATTGGTGGCTCTGGTGAAGAGTTGGCTATCAAATATGGGTTTGATTACACAGAAAATTACTTAGCAGTAACAAAAATACTTGACATTGCTGAAGTTTCGGAGTATAATTCGGCTCAGTACACAGATCCTTTTGATAATAACAACGACGAGGCTGTAGCCGCTTTTTACTCTGGTGGTATTGTGTTAGAAAAATTCAACATAAATGCTGGCGGTAACGGCACTGTTGTTCAATTAGGATTAGAAGCAGACATCGATGGTAATCCTCTGTCTATTCAAAAAATAGATGTTTTCGTTAAGCAAGGAAAGACAATATAATGGCTAACTACACAAAAGCAACTAACTTTACAGCAAAGGATGGGCTACCTGCTGGTAACTCCAGTAAAGTTGTTAAAGGTTCTGAACTAGATACAGAGTTTACTGCTATTGCTGCTGCTGTCGCTAGTAAGGCAGACAGTAACAGCCCTACCTTTACTGGTACTCCACTAGCACCTACGGCTAACTCAGGCACTAATAATACTCAACTCGCTACTACTGCGTTTGTAACCACTGCTGTTGCTGCTTCATTCCCTAGTGGTGGTATTATTATGTGGTCTGGGTCTATTGCTTCTATCCCATCAGGATGGTATCTCTGTAATGGCTCTAACGGCACTCCAGACCTTCGTAACAGGTTTGTTGTAGGTGCTGGTAGTACCTATGCAGTAGACGCTACAGGAGGCTCTGCTGATGCGATTGTAGTGTCACATACGCACACTGCATCTACAACAGTATCTGATCACCAGCACTATGTAGCCGCTAATGTTAACTCTGGTCCTTCTATTCCCCCTAATCTTTCTTCTTCTCAATATCTTTCATATAATAGCCAAGGAGGTTCTGGTGGTTTTAATGAGGCATATAGTTTCCAGGGAGTAGCTACTGTTGCTAATGTAGGCTTATCTAGTAATCCTACATCAAGTCAAACAGGCTCTACTACTGTTAATTCAACAGGTTCTTCTGGTACTAACGCTAACCTACCCCCGTACTATGCACTTGCGTATATTATGAAAGCTTAATGAAAGTACCAGTATTAGATACAGATGATTTTGTTTTATATTTAGAAGAAGTCGGAGAAAATAGTTTTGTACACTGTGATGTTTTAGCAAAGTGGAATAAAACAACAAAGCAAAGATTAAAACTAGCATTTGATTTATTAACACAAGAGTATGGTAAAGAGTTATATGCGCTTCATACTCCAGCAGATAAGAAACATGAGAAATTTTTAAAGATGTTTGATTTTTCTTATCTTCAATCAATCAAAGGAAATGATGGTAATGACTATGATGTTTATATCTGGAGATAGTTATGGGTATTGAAGCCGCACTCATCGGTGGTGGTTTAGGTCTAATTGGTTCTTCTATGGCAGGAAGGTCTGCTGAAAGAGCCGCTAATACAGCCGCAGATGCTCAATTACAAGCAGCACAAATAGCCGCTGAAGAAGCACGATTCCGTCCTGTTGGTATCACCAGCAGGTTTGGTACTAGTGCTTTTCAGTTTGGTCCTGAAGGACGATTGGCTGGTGCGAGTTATACTGCATCACCAGAGATCCAAGCATTACAGAATAGATTATCTGCTTTGTATGGAGATAGTCTTGGACTTGCTGAAATGGCTCCTGAGACTGCTAGAGGCTTGTTTAACCTTGGTACTGGTTATCTATCAGAGACTCCTGAAGCAGCACGACAGCGTATCTTTAATCAACTCCAGGCTGTTCGTGAGCCAGCCCAGATCAGAGAAGAGCAAAGACTTGGCGCTGGTGTCTTTGGGCGTGGTAGAGCAGGGTTGAATATCTCAGGCATGGGCCAACCAGAATTGTTCTCTCTTGCTAGGGCTAGAGAAGAGCAAAGAGCCGCTGATGCACTTGCCGCAGAGCAACAAGCACAACAACAGATTGGCTTTGGTCAAGGTCTTCTCGGTTCTGCTTATCAATTGCCTGTACAGGCTCTTGCACCATTCCAGACTCAGTTTGGTACTGCACAGCAACTTGAAGCAGCCGCACAAGATCCGCTAAACCTTGGAGCGCAGTTGGGTGGTAGAACAGCACAGGCTGGAGGCACTGCTGCTAGTGCTTTGTTGTCTGGTGGACAGAATGCTGCTAATCTAAGAATGCAGGGTTCTATGGTTGGACCTACACTTCAAGCCAATGCTCTTGCTGATCTGTTGAAGAATCCTCAAGTTCAACAAAGAGTAGGTGGTTTATTTGGAAATGTTCAACAAATGATGTCACCAATGATTTATGGTAGCGGTAATGTGTATGGTCCTTATGGGTCAGGCACTGTACCTATATTAAGTGCAAATCCTGCATTTGGTAGTGCTGGTTATTTTGCTACGGATATTTAAGGAATAATTAACATGGCAATTACTTCATTATTTGGTCCTACTCCTGCACAGATTCAAGAAGCTCGTATGCAGCAGATGGAAGAGCAGATTGCTGGTGAAGGCAGAGAACTAGGGCCGTTTAGAGGGCTTTATCAGGCCGCTAGAAGGCTTGGAAGTGCTGGGGGTCAGTCGCTAGTGTCTGGGTTGTTTCCAGAGGCAGCAGACCCTGCTCTGAGGGAAGCACAGGCAATAGAATCAATCAAGATGAAATATCAAGGTCAAGACTTTACTAATCCTAGTGTTCTTCGTAGCATGGCTAATGAGCTTGGCTCTGTTGCACCCAACGCTGCTATTAGATTGGCTCAACTGTCTAAGGAACTTTCTCCTAAAGAAACAAAGGCAAATGAAATTGGAAAAACACCACAAGGATTTCAGGTATACCAAGATGGTGATCAACAATATTATCTGCGAGATGGTAAGCGTGTTCCTTATTATGGTACACTCAGACAAGAAACTGTAGCGCCTACAGGAACAAAGCAAATTGCTGCTATTCAAGGTATTCGTGGAGATTATTTAAAAGAAGTAAAACCAGAATTTGATGCGTTTTCTTCATTAGATAGCGCAAAAAGATCCCTTACTCAATTATCTGGTATTGGTGATGAACTAGCTAAAAGACAATTGTTAAAAGCATCGGGTGAATCTGGTTCTGGTCTTTCTAATAAAGATGTTGCTGCTTTTGCTAGTTTTGGTCCTCTTGGGCAACGAATTGCTGGTACAATTAACAGGTTTCTTGAAGGCACATATTCCGATGACCAAAGAAAAGAAATCATATCTTTAATTAATCAATTACAAGGTCAGTTACAAAGACAAGCAGACGAAAAAGGGAAACAATATCGAGACTTTGCATCTGGTATTGAAGGAGTTACTAATAAAGATATTAACTTTATCACACCTTCTTTGTCTTCTATATATAGTCAAAATGCTGTGCCTCTTGGAACATCGCCTACATCGACACAAGGAGCAACTCGTAGTAGGGAACTAACAACAAAAACAGGAAACAGGGCTAGAGTTCTTCCTTCACAGTAAAGGATAAGCAATGAGTGTTATCGTAAATATTGATGGTCAGCAGGTTGAGTGGGATACGCAACCAACTAAAGAAGACATTGAGGAATATCGTCGTCTTTCTCGGGGTCAACGAGGTGATTCTAGGGTAGGTATAAAAGGCATGTCTGATACAGGTCAGTATATGTATCAGCAAGGTTTTGAAGGTCTAAAAGATTTGGCTAAACTTAGCCTCATGTCTGGCCCTAGTCCACAAGAAAAAGCAGAATTAAAAGCACAAGGTTTTTCCGATGCTGAAATTACAGAGATGTACACTGGTGGTATGGGTGTGCTTGAAAGAGCTAAACCGCCTGGAGTAGATCAACTTGTTTATCCTGGTAAAGCAGATTACGGTACTAGATACTTAGGCGCTGGTTCTAGGGCTGTTACAGGCTCTCTTGGTATTGGCGGTGTTCCCAGTATGTTTGGTTATGGAATGCTGTCAGAGGCTGGTGGAGATGTAGCACAGGCTCTAGGCGGTCCTCGTATCGTAGGAGAATTAGGCGCACCTTTAGCGGCTCCTCTTGTAACTGCTCCTTTTGTAGCAAAGCAAACACTAGAGAGTGCTGTAAAAGCCTCTCCTGAAATTTCTAGTAAAATTGCTCAGTTTCAGCTTGGCGGTTCTTTAGAGCAGATTAGGCAAGAGATTCCTGATCTTAATATAAGATTAAGTATTGCTGAAAGACTTGCTGCTCAGAATCCTAATTTTAAACCTAACCTAGCACAGATAACTGAAAGCTCTGTTGCTGAGTCTTTGATTAAACGACAGATTGCTCGTGAGGGCGGTGCTGCATTTAAAGGGCAAATTGATCAGTCGCAAGAAAAAACAAAGAAAGCAGCACAACAGATACTCGCTAGAAACTTTCCAATACAGTCTCAAGGAATTGTTAACACTGCTAGTACTCAGTTACGCAAAGAACTGACACCAGCACTAGAAACACAGATAAAACTTAACGATGCTATTACAAATCTTGGTGCTGGATTAAAAGCAAAAAAAGGCAGTGAACAAGAAATTGGATTAAAGTTAAGGGATATTTACGATCAGCAACTTAAAGCAGCTACGGATGTAAAAAATAGTTTGTATGCTAAAGCAAATGAGATTGCTGAAAATAGAAACTTAGTTGTTGGTGGAGATCAAGTTGCTAATATTTTTAAAACTATTAGTGATGATGTTGATAATCCTTTAAACTTTATTCAATCGTTACCTACGAAAGAAAAAGCACTATTGTCTCGTGTTCTCCCGCAGATAGACGAACAAGGTAATGAAGTGTTTAGCACCCTTAAAGCGTCACAAGTAGATGGAGCAATTAAAAGTTTAAATTCTCGTATTTTTAGATTGGACGGTGCTGCTACTCCTGAAGCACTTACAGAAGCAGTAAGACTTAAAAACATTCGTAATTCTTTGTCTTCGGCATTGTCTACGGTCGAGGATCAAGATTATCAGAATGTTATTTCAATTGCCAACCAATACTATAAGAACGGTTTTAAACCACGCTTTAGAGAGGGCATGGGCTATGATCTTCTTCGTTCTAATCAGCGTGGACAAACACTAGCTAATAGCGAGGTAGTGCGTAAATTCCTAGCAAAACCAGAAAACCTAGATGATTTCTCAGCTATTTATGGCGGCAGAGAAGATGCTTATAATCTTCTTAAAGACGGTGTTTATACAATGCTTATCAGGGATAAAGGAGATTCTTTATCGGCAAACGATATTAAAGCATTTGTAGATAAATACGATGAAGGTCTTTCAAAGTTTCCTAACCTTAAACAAGAATTAACTTCCAAACAAACTTTATTGGACGGGCTTGAAAGAAAAGCATTAGAAGTAGAAAAATCTAAGAATAATATTCTTGCTGGTGTTCTTGGAGACAGTTATAGCAAATTCATAACTCTTGGAGACGATGGGATTGTTTCTTTAAAATCTGCTGAATTTCAAGATTCAATAAATCAGTCTTTGTTAGCTGCTGCTTCAGGTAATGCAGTAGGTGCGAGAGAGTTTAATAGAATTAAAAGTCTTGCTTTAAAAGATCCTGAAGCAACTGATTCTTTGCGTAACTATGTAATAAATGCAGCGGCACAACAACCTAATCCTGTAGATTTTCTAAAAGCAAATGATAATCTTGTTGGCGCTTTGTTTAAAAGTAACAGAGAAGACTATCAGAACGCACTGACAATTCTAAAAGGCATAGAGATGAGCCGTGTCACTCCTGCTCGTGGTGTTCCTGTTACTAGTGCTTCTCCAGAATTAGGTGAGAGACAATTGGGAATACCGTTGTCAGGTATTTTTAGTAAAGTAACAAACCCTATTTTGAGCGCATCAACAGCTACTGCACAAATATTCTCTAAATTCTTAGGTAAACAAATTGAAGAGAATAAAGATGCTGTTTATAAGGCTGTTTTGTCTAATCCCTCTGGATTTAAAGCAGCGTTAGAAAAAAGCGGTGAAATTTCTGATCCAAAGCAACTTGGTATAGAAACACTAAAAGCAATAGATCTATCTCCTTTGTCTACTTTCTTTGCTGCTAAAGGATTAAAAACAGGATTTGTTGCTTTGCAACCTAATGGTGAAGTTGTTGTAAACATCGACGGTACAAATGTGCTGCTTCCTATTGAAGATGCAACAAAGGATGTTATCGATGATTTAAGAATGCAAATGCAGTCGGGGGAATAATGGACCCAATATCGGCATTAGCAGCCGCTAGTGCCATTTGGAGTGGTATTAAGACTTGCATAGCAGCAGGTCAAGAAGTACAAGATGTCTGGGGACAATTGACGGAGTGGGCAGATAAGGCTGGTCATGTCTATGACTACCTTAATACCAAGCAAGGTAAGCCGTCAATCTTCAAGCACTTTGAGTTTAAGGATTCAGAAACTAAAGAAGCCTTAAATATCTTTGCTGCTAGGAAGCAACTAATCCAGATGGAACAAGAGATACGGCATGAGTTTCTTTATGGCGCATTATGCCATTATGGTATGGATGGCTATAATGAATTCTTAGATATTCGTCACCAGGTTAAACTTAATAGACTAAAACTCATTGCTGCACAGCAGAGGGCTAAAGAGTCATTCTATGAAGATTTAAAATATGGTGCTATTTTGACTGGATTACTCTTATTCTTAGTAGGTTTGTTATGGTGGCTGTATATAAATATGAAAGGATAGCATGATTACTCTTTTATCAACCCTAATATCTTTCCTTGCTGGAGGATTGCCTAAGTTTCTTGACTTCTTTCAGGATCGCTCTGACAAGAAACAAGAACTTGCTCTTGCTCAATTGCAGAATGAGCGTGAACTTATGTTAGCAGAGCGTGGCTATCTTGCACAGCAGAAGGTAGAAGAGATAAGGACTGAACAAGTTGCTATACAATCTCAAGCCTCTGTACATAGTGCATTGCTACAACACGATATTGCAATTGGTCAAGGCGCATCTACATGGGTTATTAACCTTCGTGCGTCAGTGCGTCCTATTATCACTTACTGTATGTTTGGTATGCTTGCTTTTATCAATATATTTGGCTGTTGGTATGCTGTCCAACAAGGCGTACCATTTGCGGAGGCTCTTAACCTATTATGGGACGAGGATACGCAGATACTGTTTGCTTCGATTATATCATTCTGGTTTGGGAGTCAAGCCTTTGGTCGTAAGTAAAGAATGCATTGAAATGATTAAGCACCATGAGGGTGTGCGACAGAAGCCATATCGCTGTCCTGCACTCTTGTGGACCGTAGGTGTGGGTCATGTCATTGATCCCTCTCATATAGGAGTTAAGTTTGATGACCGCAAAAGTTTACCAATTCCCCAAGGATGGGATAGAACATTATCAATGGAAGAAGTCGATCAGATCCTCGCAGAAGACCTTAGAAGGTTTGAAAAAGGTGTACTACGACTTTGTCCTAATGGGCTTACTCAGCATCGCTTTGATGCACTCGTTAGTTTCGCTTTTAATGTTGGTCTAGGTAATCTCCAGCGTAGTTCACTGCGTATGAAACACAATCGTGGTGACTATGCTGGTGCTGCTGAAGAGTTTCTAAAGTGGGCCAAGGCAGGTGGCAAAGTCTTACCTGGTTTACTTAAGCGACGAAGAGATGAATTAAATCTCTACAGCAAATAAAAAAGAAGCCCTCGATTGAGGGCTTTTTAAATTACTACACGGAGAAAACTATTAATAGGTGCAAACAAACCTTAGAAATAATATATCAATCACAAGATGACTAATATCATCATCTTCAGGGTTTCTAACCAACTCAAACCCTAGCATGAGTCCAGCAATAAAGTTAAGTTCTACCATCATATTTCGCAACTCCCTGCGCTACAAGCCAACATCTGTGCGCCTTCAATATTATCAGTATCCTCTTTCAAAGAGTCCCAATCAATGTTCTTAGGCATCTTAGCTAGTAGTGCTTCATAGACTTCTTTAGAACATTCTTCATAAGGTGCTTGACGATAAGTACCTCCATCATGCGGTAGGAAAGATACTCCAGAGACTTCATCAAAGTGTCTCCACACCCATGCTCCAACATCCATCCATTCATCTTCCTTCACAGAGATGGTCACTGACGGTTTGTGATCGCACCAGTGACGCTGATACATCAACCATACATCCAGGTGGTCAATAGCACTTAGATGGTCACGCAGCGTAGCATCCTCTGGTGCTTTCTGAGGGAATGAGAACACCACTGTTGACTCTGGACGCATAACGCAATCTTCAGCAGGTACACCATTATCAATCATAAACTTCGTAAGAGGATCTTTCTTATCGCCTCTAACACGACGAATGTAATAATGAGAATGTCGAGCATGAATGCCAGAGGCAGAATCAACAAGCTGGCTAACAGTCCCAGAAGGCTTAACACAAGTGATTGCAGATGACGGATTGATGCCGATAGCGATAGCGAAGTCAGCATTGACATCAACAGCGATTTGTCGTAACTGTTCAAGTTTATTCCTTGTATCATCGCAGATGGTACTCATCCACTTGTTATCAAAAATACCTGTGAAAGATACACCAAGCAAACGCTCTTCTTCAGTGTTCTTTTGCCAAATCTTACGCAGATATGGGAAGTGTGTTAATGTGCTTTGGAATGTGCCTAGAATCGTCGCTATACGGACTTTCCTGGCGAGGTCATCAAAACTATCCTCAGCCCTTACAACGGCCTCTGTGAGGTTACAGAACTGGTATGGACGCAGAATAATCTCTGAGCAAGGATTAGTACCAAATTCATGGTTAGGATCACGCCTACCAGTCTTAGTCACCTGAGCAATGCTGGCAGCACGACTGAAGATTCCACGCTCACCAGAGTGACTATGGTACAGCGATGTCCATTCATCCAAGAATTGACCAATATCAGGTTTCTGAGTGTATGTTGCTGAATTATTAGCCAAGGCTCGTTGACCATTCTGTTCCCACCACGCACCTGCTTTAGCATGACGCATCTTATCATCTTGCAGGTCAGACAGAGAGATCATAGCGGAACGACGCACACCACCGACCACAACAACTTCCCCGATTTTGCACAGAATATCATGGCATTCGATCGATGACAGACGACGACCCACTGCCGTTCTAAATTTGGAAACTGTGAATTTAAATAGTTCCTCCAATGGTCCAGGACCGCTGGCCCTACCGCCAAAAGTCTTGAGTCTTGCTCCTGCGGGGCGAATCTTTGATAGATCCCATTTTGGCACTTCTCCAGAGTAAAGAAGAGCAATGAGTTGCCGTAGAGACTTAGCCCATCCTTCTTTGCTATCGGATACCACGATAGTAGTTTTACTATCAAATAATTGATCAGGGACTTCAGGTAATTGATTGACATACTGTTGCTCCACAGAGAAACCCACCCCTGTGCCACAGAGTAGGATGTACATAGCTTCATCGAATGCTTTAGGATCATCAATAGGTAGATAACTACAATTGTATCCAGCAGTGTTATCACGATCCAATGCCTTACCAGCGGTCATAACAGAGCGCATAGATGGCATGACTTCTAGGTTGTATATTGCTTTGTAGAGTTCATCAAAGATCTCAGGATTGTGATAATCGTATTTCTCTTTCACATGATTCTGTAGAAAATTAATATATCGCTCTACAGTCTCAGCCCAATTCTCTCGTCGATTATCTTCAGTGATAAAGCGTGAATAACGGCTCTTGCCGATAAACTGCTGGTATTGATCCATTTTAGTCATTTAGTTCTTTCTCCAGTTGTTCGTATTTTGCTTCTACTTTGTCTACAAATCGTTCTGCTAATTCTTCCGAGGTAATCTCTAATATCTCTAGCACAGTTATCTCATCCAATTGAGCAATCTTACTAACTACATCTCGTAAAGTCAAAGGCATTGTCCCCTCCTACATAAAATCCTCCTGTCAAAAGTGAGCCGAGGACTGTAACACAAGTAAACAAAAAAGTCATTGATCTAGGTCAACTTTTGTAATATTTACTACGAATAACATCATAGTTCTCAAGAGCATATTCCAGATAGTGCAATGCTTTCTCAAGATCCTCTTTGCCGTTCTTCCTTGCATGACGCTGCACATACTTAACTACATTGGCAAGCCAAGGATCTAACTCCCAGGCCATGATAGCGTCCCAAGGCTGAATCTGGCCTTGATAATGATCACCTCCTATCTGTTTCTTAGTTGCTTCCATCCACGCTTCCTCAAATAATTTATCTTGCTCTTCTTTAACATTCATCGTCATGGCTTTATCAAAAAACTCATGTATGTTGTGTAGGTTGATTGGATTCATATTTCCTTCGTAGGTAATCTAAACTGATCATCATTTCATCGAAGTGTCCATCATTGACTTCGTGAAGCATCAGTATCCCTCGCCAGTGATTGTTGCCCTGGTGTCCCATGTAATCCTCATCATGCATGTAGCAAGAACCAGCAATGATGCAGGTGAAGTCAGCACCATCGGCCCTACGACCGAAAGCAATCTGTCTTCCTTGCTGATGCCCTACAACAGCACTCTGATGCACCTTAGTCACCATAGCAGCAGCAGTAGTGATAGGTCTACCCATTACTCCAGATACAAGGTAATGACAATAAACCACACCGTCAATAACAACAGGTTCAAGGAAATCAAACACCTCCCAACCAGCTTCTCTGTATTTGAGATCATCGATGCTAATAGTTCCGTCGAGTTTAGGGTCGCTTTCAACTGCTCTGGCAATTCTTTGTTCGTGGTTGCCAAGCGTGAGAACCATTCTCGGTCTATATTGCTTTTCTTTGTTTCGTTTTGCTCTTGCATTGTATTCCTTCATCGGTGCTAGTAAACGATCCATAGCCGCTACAGTAACTTCAACATCTTTCTTGTATCGTCTACCCTCAAAAGACTTAGTGCCTTTGTCATAAGAAGACAGAGAAGGCATGTCAGCAAAGTCACCAATGTTAACTATTACATCTGGTTTCTTATCCACAATGTATTGTCCGATCCAGTCTAAATAGTCCAGACAAACACCATCCTTAACCTGGCAATCTGGAATCACTAGATGTTTCATTTAAGATCATCCGTATCATCGAATGGACGAAAGTATTCTTCATCACGAGGCACACTCTTGAATGTGTGTGATTCAAAGTTAGTCTCAAGAGTGATCTGATCAGAGATGTCATAGCCATAGATACTACTTAGGAAGTCAACAAAGGACTTTAGTGGTACTTCCCACTGTTCACAATCATCAAACTGTGCCTCAAATGTGATAGTCCTGTTGTTAGCGACACCATGACAAATCTCTTCATCAAGTTCCATGTACTCAAATCTATACTTGCTCATCTCTATTTGCCCTTTCTAGGATAGTGAAAAAATACTCGGCATCAACCACTACAAGAGGGCTGGACCGATTCTGTTTAACAACAACGATAGCTTCTCTTGCTTCTGGAGTGTTTGTTTTCGCTTGCTCATAGTAGCCGTATACGGCAATTCTATCCCTTGACTTGCACTCCACAGAAAGGCCAACTCTTCTTGCCGCAACTGGACTGAAGAGGATGTCTTCGCCACCTGCCCCCATACTTGTTGATCTGACATCTTCATCCTCAAGTTTAAACTTACTCTTGATCAGGCTTGCTACCCACTGCTGTAGTAGCCTTCCTTTGGCTTTTGCGCTGCTTGTCTTCATACTTGATCACCTTACGCTTACGAATCCATGCTTTAGGAATATGCATACGGGCGTTAGTGCTACCCATGCTGATAGTCGATGCAATTAAGATTGCTTCTTTGTTCTCATCAATTAAGAAACCCATTGTGACACAAGGATGCAACTCTGCTTTATGATTGTCTTCCCAACCATTAGATGCAACAGCATCAACCCACTCAATATACAATGCAGTAGGTTTTAAATTCTTGGTGGTTGCCACAGTTCATCTTCCTTTCTTCGTAGCCAAAGTAACTGCGCTTGCTCTGTTAGTAGTTCAACATTACCCTTATACGCTTCTAGGACAGCCTTGTACAGTTCTTCCTCTGTACTACAGTCCTGTAAGATCTTCTCAGCCTTCTTAGGCCCAATACCAGCCAATCCTGGTACATTATCAACCCTATCACCAGTTAAGACTTGACGATAGAAGTTCTTAATTGCTTCTTCTTCTTTGACAAAGTATCTTTCATTCTTGTTGAAGTCATAGTGCCAACCTCTAACATTATTTAGATCCTTGTCGATAGAGCAGATAATGTAATCTTCCTCGCCCATAGCATAGGCACGAATGGAGATTGCATCATCAGCTTCTTGTTTTTCCTGCACAGAGAAAGCCCAGGCACTGATCATATACTCTCGTATAATCCCAAGGTGTCTAGGTTTCTCTGCTACTCTATTGGCCTTGTACTGCACAGTCTTAGCAATCTGGTGTCTAAAATTATCTTTACCAGTGAGATAACCTTCGCAGTCATCAGCATTGGCAAAGGTGAAGACAAGATCCTCTAAGAACTCTGCTGCTTTGGCGATGGCGACTTTATCAGGATCATCGTTACAACCAAAGGCAATCCTGTATGCAACAACATCGGCATCGACCAGAGCAATCATTTAGACACGCACAATCGCAATAGAGTTATCGGAAAGATTACGACCCAGGCCAAGATCACGCAGATACTTACGGACTGCGTTACGGGCCAGTTCATAGGACTTAAAACCATCCTTGAATGTTTTCAGGGTCAACTTCTTACCTTGTACTTTTACGATATACATTTTATCTCCTTTAGAGAACATCATCGTCACCATCATCTTCAGCCTCACCACCATCGTAAGATTGAAGTTCCTCTACAACAACTTTCTTCAGTGAAGCAGAACGACCTTTCTTGTTCTTCCAGGCCCAATCATAAGAAGAAAGCACTACAACAGCTTTGCTACCATTGCCGATAGCAACATTACTCAAATCCTCTCCCTTTGCATCAAAGACCTTGATAGGGTTATTGGACTTCGCAGTAATAAAGAAACCTTTCTCAGGCTTGTCATCACGCTTACGGACTTCAAGACCAAGGCTCTTGATAGCGTCCACAGCATTCTGTGAAAGGTTAGTCAACTCCATCTGGTACTTGCCAGACATTTCATTAACTTTATTGTGGCAGGACCACATGATCTCTGCACGAAACTTAACTGGTTTTTGTGGCTCAGACATTTAGTTCTCCTATTAGTGGGCTAGTCCTTGTACAACATCAGCATGCATGATAAGTGACTGAATTGCCTCTGTCAAGAGCAATATAGCAGTATCCCTATCATTCATAAGGTTATTAGATAATCCTACATTAAGTTCTCCTTCTTGATCTTCCCATACAAATACACCCATCTTTATATCTTTTGCTTCAATGTTCATCAATGAGTCTCTTTCCAATTGTTACCTACCCTATATTCACCAGTGAGAGGACAACGCATCTCTAGAACCTCACCAGCCTCCTGTATTGCCTTTACACCCAACTGCCCTACCAACTCTGCTTCATCCTCCTTAACTTCAATTTGCCATTCATCGTGAACATTCGCAACAAAGTGTGCATTAAGTTTGTGTTGTTTTATCTTGTTGTTGAGTATCACCAGAGCCTGCTTCATTACTATCGCACCAGCACCCTGGAGTAGCGTGTTGAGTGCTGCGTGTGCGGAACGAACGAATAGTTTCCTGCCATCCAGTCCAGGTAAGTGGCCTTTCTCAGCCAACCCATCAACCTTTGCCCTGAGTGCTTTGAGCGCAGGTGTGTTATCCAGAAAAGAGTCAATGAGCCTTTCCCCTTCCTTTGCCCCACCACCCACAATTGACCCGATCTTTGATGGACCTGCTCCATATAGGAATGCGTAGATAAATGTCTTCGCTTGTGGCCTAGTTTCAAGTCCAGCAGCAACTTGGTTTTTGGTATGAATATCACCCTCACAGACTTCTCTAACATAATCTTTATCCTTCATGTAGTGAGCAAGCATTCTTAACTCTAATCCTGATGCATCAATACCAACTAGTTTATAACCTTCATCAACTGTCCAGCACTGTCTGCACTCTTCACCATAAGGACTAGACGATGATGGAACCTGTGCCATGTTAGGGCTATGGTGTGTCATTCTCCCCGTAACTGCTCCATTGGTGATGACCTTACCACGAACTCTCCCATCCTCTTGAACAACATCAAGCCAGGACTGAACTTGACTGATCCGTTTTGAAAGCAACAAGTATTCTTGGAGTTTAGCAGCAACTGAAACAAGGACGGGCTTAGTGGCATATCTCGCATTGGTGCTAATCTCCTCTAGTGTTTTCTCGTCAACGATTACTGAGCCTTTCTCCGTCTTTTTGGTGGGCTTCCAGCCGAGGCTGATGAGCCTTTTTGAGATCTGTTGCCTTGAGGACGGGTTGAAGACTTCGATATCGTCTTTGAGCCTCTTGCCTGTTTTCTCACTGATTCTTTCGGTGACGATTGGCGGGAAGAGTTGCTGGAACTCTGCTTCAATAGTGCTGGCTTTGTCTCGTAAGGACGATACCAAGACCATAGCGTAAGGCACATCAAGTCGAAAGCCTCTACGCTCTTGTCTGCTAACGATTGCAGCGACTTCATGCTCCAGTGTAATGGATTGTTCAGAAAATCCGTAATTTCTTTTTTCATCTTCCAGTGCATAGTATACCCTTTCAAGGACTTCAACATCTCTAATACAGTATTGGATCATCTCATCAGAGAGTCCACCATCATAGTCAGAAAAGTCAATCTTCGGATAACCTAGCTTGTTTCCCCACGCTGCGAGGCTGTGTCCGTTTTCTCTGTTTGGATTCATCAATCTCGACAGGACTAGTGTATCTCGGCACTGGTTCAAGCGTATCTTCGTATTCCATAGCCGATTTAATATCGGTGCATCGAACGAAATGCCGTTGTGCATAACCAGCGTGTCTTCCTTTTTTAAATACTCTTTCAACTTTTCTGCTTCCGTCCATACTTGGATGTCCTCGTCTGACTTTGTTACACAGCACCAGATTGTGTCATGCTTAGTGTTCGTTTCTATATCAAGAAACACTAATCTGTTCACTATTTCTCCTTTGGATAATCAACCCTCATTGTCTTCCAGACTTCTTCCTCTTCGCCTTTGTACAGGATTGTACCATCTTCCATCAGCACATACACAGTGATATACCCGCTACTGTTACGGATAACACTGAGGCCACTGGCTATGGTTGCTTTCTTGATTTCAGTGAGATCATTATCTCCTTCCTTTGCTGCGGGGATAGGTGTATCCAACTTCTTAGTTCTTCCTCGGTTCGTAGGCATGTTTTACATATTCCTTTCTGGTAATCCCATTCGCATCTAGTTAAACTACAGGGTGATTCAATCTTCTCTAACTGTGTCATATTCTACTTCGTCAAAGAACAGGTCATTGTTAAAGCCCCAGTCCTTACGATCAGTCTCGTTGTTGTATCCTTGTAGATAGTTATCTATTTCATCTTGAGTCATATCTTCCTTTGATACACGCTTAGTTACGTAGGTATCTCCAACGAAGTAGTGCGGGTCAGGTGCTCTGCCATAGTAAGCATCAGCACTACCACGATCATAAGCACTACCATGTCGATGTTGTTCATCCACAGTTCTTCTCCTTTAGTTTGGCTTCGATAGCAATCCAGCAGTCTTCTAAATCCTCCAGCCCATTGACCACTTGCTCAAACTCTTCTCGTGTCAGCCCAACCCATTCGCCCCACACACCGACTTCACCAACCCTCGCCAAATCTGGTTGCGGTGCGGCATACAAAGGCTCACCCCGCCCTTCCTCGTTGTAGTCGTAGTACTTAGTGGTCTTCCCAACCACTTCTCGCCACGCCACAGGCTCATGTCCATGTTTTGCCGTTTCATCGACACGTTCTTGGCTTATGTCGCTGGCGTGTACAGGTGCGGTGTCAAAGGTATAGGTGCGATTAAATAATTCACGACCAATTGGGTATTCCTCACCAGCCACACCACGCATGATTAGGTCATCTTCTTTGACTGGCGTGATGCCTTCCCGTGTACTTACATGGGTTTCGCCTTTGCGCTGCTCACGGACATGAACAATAATTGGCAACTTCACGCATGGCTTCCATTCCTCACCAATCGCCACAGGCTCTTGCTTCTCTGCCTCTGCGATGGCTTGGCGTAGTGCGGTTATGGCTTCATCTTGGTCTTGCTGAACCAATGCGCCAATGATCTGCGATCTGCCACGCTCCAAAGCCTCCAATGCTTGCTTCATTGCTGAGATGCTCATTCTTGTTCTCCTTAATCAGTTACCACGCTTTACAGTTGATAGTAATCTGCTGTCTCCAGTGCAGCCATAACATTAGGACACAATTGTACCAACTTATCCCTGACTTGTAAAGCAATCTCCCTATGCTCTTGCTGTGTTTCAATACCACAGCGCAGTTCTACATAGTGAATCCAACTACGCAGTGTACCATTAACATAGAGTTTACTGATAGTCAATCCTTCAGGCAATACTTTCCTACGCAACTCTTTAGCGATGCCCATGTTCTTACCCCAATCATAGACAGTCTTGGTGAATTGAATCACTGCATTCTGCTTCTCATGCCAGATCTTAATCAACTCTTTGTCTTCACAGGGTAGACTTGACTGCCTATTGGTAGGGTCTTGGAAGCGAGGATCAAAGTATTCAAAGTCATAGGGTTCAGCGTAACGCTGGCTAAACTCTTGGAAAGTGAATGAACGATGACGCAACAACTGACGAGCAATATCCCTGGTGCATTCAATCTCAAAGCAGACATTGACCATCTCGAATGGAGACCAATGCTTGTGCCTGATAAGATACTTAATCAGTTGCACATAACCTGCATTGCCTTGCTGGTTAGCAGGGTTAGATACTCGTGCCATGTATGCAACCCTGTCTTCCATGTCTACAGTGTGCCAAACCACACGAACATTATCACTCATATCTGCTCTCCAGGCATACAAAAGTAATTGTGGGCCTTCTTAAATGCTTTGATATGCTTCCTAATCTGCTTCTTATCTTCCTTCTTGTCAGTAGAGAAGATAGCGATAAAAGTGCGATTACCAGTCTCATAATCTTCCAAGTCTTGTTCAAACTGTTTAATGGTTGTGTACAGTGCAGACACCACCACTTGATCTGCAAGATCATCTTTAAGTTCTAGTTTCATGCTGCTTCCTTCTTGATTGTTGGTTTGTCATCTTCTTCATCATCCTGAGTCATCCAAGCAGGGATAGTAGGTTCTTCCCTGTAGTGATCAATTTTGAAAGTCTTACAGTGAACATCATACAACTTCTCTGCTCTCAACTCCAGCACATTCCTGATACCGAAGACATAGTTATAAACTTCATCCTCAGTCATCGGTGTACCACGATCATAGTACTGCTCAAGGAAAACATCCAAGTCTTCACAGGTATTGAAAATCTTCATAATACACTGCTCAAGATCAAATCGATCAGTCATCACAAACCCTCCTTTAGAGACATCCATGCCAATGCAATATTGCTGATGCTATAGCCAAACCACATTAGCGAGAATGCAAAGTTACCCTTATGAAATTCCATGATTCCAATGGAAGCATAGATCAACATTACCACCAAGATCAAGTATACACTCATGCTGCTTTATCGTACATACCAATCCAAGCACTGCCATACTCCAGCATAAACTTGTTGGCTCTACGATCCTCACTCGTCACCATGAAACTACGCACTGCCCTAGCAAAGTCCTGGTAATACTCTAACTCTTCTTTTAATTCTGCTACATCTGCATCGTGATCAAAACCATCAATCAATGCTTTAGCTTTCTTACGCACTTCATCTGATACTGCCCATCCGTACATCTCAGGATGTTGTAGGTCTGCTAAAAATTCAAGTATGTCGTTCATATCATTTCCTTAGAATAAAACCAACAAAAGAAACCAACCCTAGCAAAAAAGTCATCATAGTGCCTCCCTCACTTCCGTCATCCTTCCAGTGAATTTATCGTATAGCACAGCACAGGCTGGACCAGTCTCACCACTGTATCGATTCTTAATCACTCGCACTCTAGTGGTGTTCCTCTCGATTGGGTCATCAGCTTGAGCATGACGCTCTAATCCTAGCACCATATCAGCCAATTGTCCAATGCTACCTGATCCACGCAACTGAGCCAAGGATGTTGCAGCGCCCTCTTCGTGGCCTTTGCCTTCAGGTCTTTTCAGATGAGAAACAACAAACAAGGCTATACCAGTTTCTTGCACAATCATCCGCAACTTAGTCATTATCTCATCCAAGGCTTTGCGCTCGTCTCCATTTTCCTGTGATGAAATCACAATCGACACATGATCGAGAAAGATATACTTGCACTCTAGTGCCTTCGCCATGTAGCGAACTCTACTAACGATATTGTCGATAGTGTTCGATCCAAATGAATCATAGAGAAACAATCGATCAGTGCCTAGTGTGCTATCGAAAGCCCTCTGCTTATCATCATCAGATGCAACAGTCTCAGCCAAGTGCAGAGGCTTGTTAATTGCAAGTGACATAATAGACAGTCCAGTTTTCCTAACACTTTCTTCTAGGAACATTAGACCGATGTTATCGGTAGTTTGCGACAGAAGAGACCAGATAACCTCTCTTAGGAATTGTGACTTACCTAGACCACTACCAGCAGTGACCACCACCATCTCTTGCTCTCTGATACCACCAGTCAACAAGTCTAGCCCCGAATAGGGATAGTGTGCATTGGCCTTTGCTAGAGGCTTCATCACCTCATCGTAGAGATTCGTCCCTGCCACAATGCCGTCAGGGATATACTGCTCTGCTCTCCACCAATCCTGCACGAATTGAGCCGTCTTGTTGGCCTTGAGATAATCACAGGCATCTTTGAACTCAGGCGAGAACTTCACCACCTTGGCCTTGTTGCCGAATAACTCTGCGACCTGCTTAGAGGCTTTCTGTCCTGGTTCATCAGCATCAAAGGCAATCACAATGCTGTCGAACTTGTCTAGCCACTCATAGGCTTTCTGACAGTCTTTCACCGCACCTGATGCACCGTTTCTGACGCTAACCACCGCATACTTTGATCCAAGCATCTGATACGCTGCCAAAGCATCTAACTCACCTTCAACGATAGTGACAGCCTTACCACCAGCAGGAAAGCGATCCATACCAAATAGGTCATGTTCAGCTTTGCCTTGCCAATGAAAGTCCTTGGTTGCCACTGTTCTAACCTTTACACCAGCACCATACGGATAATGGTGTAGATCATCATTTGATCCTACTCCGTAGTGTTTGCAGGTATCGGCAGTGATGTTCCTGTCAGCAATGCCTCTAGAACAGTCTAAAACAGCCTCTGTGGGCTTCTTAGGCCTTGGTAGTAGTGTAGGTATGTCCAGCACCATTGGAGCCTCTCCTGAGCCGTTTTCGTGGGTTTTATGTGCCATGCAGCTAAAACAATAGGAATGATTGTCGGAATAGAGCGCATTAGCGTCGGAAGATCCGCACTCATCACACGCTATATGCTTGACGAACACTGCTGGACTACTCTTTTGCATAATTCGATCACCTCATTATCAGTAAAAGTGGATTTTGAAAGGTTGTACCACCAACAAACGATTTGTACATTGTCTTTAACATATCCCTTATTTGGATCAATTTTATCGATGCTGGGAGTGCTTGCTTTCCTTGCTCCCATGTTTTTCCCGTTATCGGCAAAAGTGAATTTTATTCCTGTTCGTGGGCATTGTCCCTTTTTTAGTTCTCCTAAAATAAAGTCTAAAGTTAAGTCAAAAGGAATATCCTTTGTCTTGCTTCTATGTTGTATGTTGTGAAACATCTTATAAGCCTGTCTGTACATTGGGTAACAAGAGCCACAATAATCTTCCGTTCTGTTGCACTTATTCACAAACTTAAAAACAGCACCGCAACAAGCGCAACTCATATTCTTTTGGTTTTCACTCCTTTCAGTCCTGGCAGACAAAGCACGACAACTTTTACAGTGGGCAGAATAGATCGTTGTTCCTTTTCTACTTTTCCCATTAGTGCTAAATTCAGTCAGTTCTTTCTCAACTCCACAGGTTTTGCATGTTTTCATGATAGCCTCCTTACATGTTTGTAAGTGAACGCTAACACAATCCATGCCATTTGTCAAGTTATTTTTGAAAATACCTTTCCTCTGCTACCTTCGCAGACAGCACCGAGTAGACCTGCTCAACCTGCTGGTCAGGTCTGTGCAGTTGGCGACGAAGAGAAGAGACAACCGACAAAAGATCGACCTCATTCGACTCAATCAATTCGACAAGATCATGCACTGCAAAAATGAACACTCGTTCAGAATCCATCGTTATATCCTTTCAATGTTGCTCTATAGAACTCTATAGAGTATAAATTATAATTATAAATTATCTACTTTACTCTATAGAGCAATGTTGCTCTATAGCACTATAGAGTAATATTAATAATATTAGCAAGAACCATGCCAATGTTATCTCTCGTCGTAGTCATCTTCATCATAGTCCACAATGTCGATATCGAAATCTCCATTAGAGTATATGTCGTCATCGTCGCTCATCAGCGCAGGATTGCCAAAGGCAAGGCAGTCCCCTTTGATGCTGTCGAAACAACTCTTGCACATATTAATGTATTCACCAGTGGCTAGTGATTTTCTAGTGGTTTCGTAATCAGTCAAAGCCTCATCACAAGAACGGCAGCGCATCATAGTCCTTTCATAGTCAATAAATAGCAGAGTGTACAGCGTCCCATCGAAGCTCACCATCTTCATTGACCTGGTCTAGTTCGTCATCCGTCAGTGCTTCGCCAGTGTCCTCCCATACTGCCGACTCAATGTAAGCGTCACAGAAGTCAGGATAGTCCTTAAAATCAATGTCCTGCACTGTTACTGATGTTAGCCTTCTACCTTTGAATGTAAGCATTTTATTCTCTTTCTTTCAATTTTACACCCTCTGCACCATCAAGACAATCGGCAAAGAAACTCATAACCTGTCTTTTCATATCCACTGGAGCAATTCCAGCAGAGGCCACTAAGCAGGCAAAGCAAGTTTCCGCTTCAGTGTATCCGTTCTCTTCAGCAAAGATGGTCAATCCTACAGCTAAGGTCTTGACTCTATCCTCTCTTATTTCATCATCATTCATCGCTGCCAATCCTTTCATCGATAACAATCGCACACAGTCCAGTAATCGTCTAAAGCGTCTACCATATCAGACCCTTCCCAGACCCAAACAATATCAGCGTCAGGATAAGCGTTCAAGCATTGTTCTTCCGCATGGTCTGCATCATCTGCCCAGCAAGCGAAGCCAAACGGAGCGTCTAAAGCGGTCATAACTTCTTCTTGACGATACAAAACGATGAATTCTTTCATTGTAAACCCTTTCATTAAAGTTAAACACGCTCAGCAAGGCCCTTTATAGCCTCTCTGTGCCTCTGATATAGCCTAGCCTATCCTACCCTATGTCCAAGGCAGGAAAGGCTGTCATAGATCGATTAAGAAGCAAGCCACTCGTCATAGGTTTTCAGTGGCGCACCATTGCGGGTTATATCACCCCCTTTCCCATCATTGGCGCAGGATAAATAGATCTGATACTCTGAATCATTATCTCCCCTGTATTGGGTCTGCCATGTATCTAAGGGTAAAAGTTTATCATTGTTTTGCATTATGAAATCTCCATTAAGTTAAACGAGACAACCGACAAAGATCAATGTCAACATTATTGCACCGAAGATTGATCCAGCGACGATAGGGTGACGATCGCACCATAGGTCGAATGGGTCAATGTAGAATTGATTGTGTCGCAATGGATATTTTTTCATTGTTTAATTTCCTTATTCAATTGTTGCAAATATTCCAAGATTGGGACTACTTTATATAGTGACTTGTTGACATGGAAAACTAAGTTTTCGTCATAAGTCTCAAACATAGCATGGTTGTCTTTTTTACGGACAACTACCCATGATGAAGTGGTCAAGAGTGATGACATAGAAACCTCTCAGAATTGTTGATAAAGAATCGTCGATGATGTCTCACCGACAAAGACACCCTGGTCTTGCAAGTACTCTTTGACCATTTCGTCAATGTCATCAGGATCAGTGCCTTCGAGATCAATGTCATAGGCTTTTGCGATATCGGCAGCCGATGCTTCGGCATAGTCGCAACAGAGTGCAATAACATCTAACTCGTAGGGTTCACCGATAGAGTCTGACAATTCTTCTAAGTAGTCGAATAAGACTTCCAGCCCCTCATAAGAGAATTGATTCTGCCGATTGGCTTGAGCGAAAGCGTCACGGAATTGGTACACGCTAGTGATAGTGTCAACGATCATTTTAAAGCTCCTTTGTCCAAGTTTAGGATACTGCGAAGGTCTAATGTAGACCCTCCAATGCCCTGCGTCAACAAGGCACTGGAAGAGTACACTAGTCAGCGTTGGCCCACTGATGCGATGGCATCGTCTCAGGGTACTTGGCGCGCATATCTTCGACGCTAGCGTAGCCCATCAGCTTTGCCACTGTAGCGGCATCAGGATGCTTCACAATGCGCGCATCCAGCTCTGCACCGATGTCGGCATGTGAGAGGTCATTGGCGAGCATTTCGAGTGCGCGCTGAGCATCTAAGTAGAAGCCGTCAGCAATCCAAGTAGGATCGACTGCGAATTCTACAGTGAAAGTGATTTTCTTTGTCATCGTTAAATCTCCGTTGGTTGGTGTTGCCATTATAAAGCCGTTTTCGACCCCTTCATAGTATATAGGTGAGAGAATCGTACCACAACGAATGTAAGGTTATTAAAATGGCTACGGCAAGCCATCTTAATTGACTAGGTGTTTTCCCTAGTGACGGTGATATAAGGGTTCGCAGGCAGGCAGCTATGTTAGTGATTACTCTTGGCATGGTGTGTGCTAGTGTAGATCGGTGATGCACTATGTTGGTGCAACCTAGATGAGAATGATTCTTATTAACTATCATTGCACTATAGTGGTGCAACATAGCCACACACTCATAGATGATAATGATTCTCATTAACAAGTAAGCACTGACTAACATAGCCGGGGGAGGGGTGTAGTGATGTAGTGATAATTTTGTTGAACCAACATAGATCTACAAAAAGTAAAAATAGAAAGCACACAAAAAGGTAAAATAGGACTTGATTATTTAAAAAAATAATGCTACCAACAACACAGGTTAATGTTGGCTATGTCATTGATATTAAATAATATTGTTTAACGCTGGTGTAATATTGGAAACTGTACACTGCGGAGGATGACAATGAACACTGCGAAGGATGGCATAGGAGATAACTTTATTTTCAAATAATGTTAAAAAGTACTTGACTTTTTCATAAAAATATGCTAGGATACTTCTCTATATAGATTGACGCAGAGGACTTGTATCAGAGAGGTTTTAAGATTTTAAATTTTAAACTTTAAGCCTTTAACGACAGAACCAGCAGTGATACAGAGGTCTGCGTAGATCGATATAGATGCAGTTGATATTATCAACGCTATAGAATAGTAAACAAAGAATATTTATTAAACCTTTCTCTAAAGAAAGATAATTTGAAGAATAAGAATAAATTAGATTCTGTCGACTCTTTAGATGAGACTGCTACCCAGGTCTCTGAGTCTGGGTCTCCTGTCTTAAACCTTAATGTGACTGACAGTACGGGAACTGTACCGACTGTCAAGAACAAAGGTGGTCGTCCTAAAAAAGCAGACATCCAAGCAAAGTTAAAACCAGGTAAGCGTGGTCGTCCTGTCGGTGACTACACCAAGGCTAGAGAACTCTGTGCAAGGATGCTTGTGTCAGAGGGTGACAGGATGCTGAAGACTCTGATCAATATGGCTCTAACAGATGGTCATCCAAACCAAATACCTGCATTGAAGATGTGTCTTGATAGAGCATTACCGATCAGTTACTTTGAGAGTAAGGATGGTGGTAATGCTGGTGGTGGAGTAGTGATCAATATATCTGGACTCTCTAGCAACATAGCCAGTAATGCTGATACGCAGACTATAGATATTACTACTGATGTGGTAGAGAAGTAATGGAACTAAACTTCCAACTACTGAAGTGGCAGCAATCAGTGTTTCAAGATGACACTCGATTCAAAGTTATTGTTGCTGGTCGTCGTACAGGTAAGTCCAGGTTGTCTGCGATTACCTTGTTGATTGAGGCTTTGAACTGTCCTGCTGGTTCTGCTGTGATGTATGTAGCACCAACACTAGGTCAGGCAAGATCGATTATGTGGGATCTCTTACATGATCTAGGCAGACCAGTGATTAAGTCTTCGCATGTAAACAACCTTGAGATCACTTTAGTCAACGAAAGAAAGATACTGCTAAGGGGTGCTGACAACCCTGATAGTTTGCGTGGTGTAAGTTTAACCTATCTTGTGATGGACGAGTTTGCGTTTATCAAGATGGAGATCTGGGAGAAAGTATTACGAGCAGCACTGTCGGATAAGAAAGGTAGAGCAATGTTTATCTCTACCCCTAGTGGTCGGAATCACTTCTATGATATCTACAAACTAGGCTCCAGTGGTATTGACGAAGAGTGGAAGAGTTGGTTATTTAAAACGATTGACAATGAAACGATTGATCCTAAAGAGATTGAAGCAGCTAAGAAGACACTCTCTAGCTTCGCATTCAAGCAAGAGTACTTGGCTTCGTTTGACAACGCTGGAACAGATTTATTTAAAGAATCGTGGGTAAAGTATGGTGATGAGCCTAAGCAAGGTTCTTGGTACATTGCTATTGACTTGGCTGGTTTTAAAGATATTAGGTCTGCATCATCGGCAGCAGATAAGAGACTAGACCAGTCTGCCATTGCAGTGGTCAAGGTCACTGATGATGGATTATGGTTTGTAGAGAAGATTGAGTACGGTCGTTGGGATATTGAAGAGACGGCTATGCGGATTATGAAGAATGTGAAAGAGTATGAACCCACTGCTGTCGGTATTGAGAAAGGAATGGCTAGACAGGCTATCCTTGGATACCTAGAACAGTTGATGAGAAGGCATGGTACTTACTTTCACATTGAAGAATTAACTCACGGTAATCAGAAGAAGACTGATAGGGTGATGTGGGCATTGCAGGGTAACTTTGAACATTCCAGGATTATCCTAAATGATGAAGAAGACTGGACAGAGTTTATAGACCAGTTATTGATGTTCCCTTCAACGCAGGTCCATGATGATCTCGTTGATGCATTAGCGTATGTGTCTCAGTTGACAAGAAACATAGCAACTGATGATTTTGAAGAAGATGAGTGGGTTCCAATGGATTCTTTAGTCGGTTATTAAATAAGGAAAGAGAATGGACAATCATAGTCAACTAGCAGAATGGGTTCTTGGTCGTTGCGATTCTTGGCGAATGCACAAGGAAGGCAACTACATTGAGGATTGGGAGCGTTATGAGCGTCTTTGGCGTGGTATCTGGGATGGTGCTGACTCCACCAGGGACTCTGAAAGATCTAAGATTGTAACCCCAATGCTCCAGCAAGCCATTGAAACCTTCTCTGCTGAGATTGATGAGGCTATCTTTGGTCGTGGTGAGAAGTTCTTTGACATCGTTGATGATGACCAAGACAAGGCTGATGTCGAGATTATGAAGCGTCAGTTGACAAAGAACTTTAAAAAGGATGAAGTTCGTAAGTCAGTATCTGATATTGTGCTTCTTGCTGCTGTTTATGGCACTGGTATCGGTGAAATTATTGTCAATCAGAAGACTGAACTGATTCCAGCAACACAACCAATGCCTAATATGCCATTATCTGCCATTGGTGTAATTGAGAAGCCTCGCTTTGCTGTTGAACTTCGACCAATCAATCCTAAAAACTTCTTGATTGACCCTAATGCTACCACTATCGGTGATGCTTTGGGCTGTGCAATTGAGGAATTTGTTGGTATGCATAATGTTGTTCGTGCAATGGAGGCAGGAATTTACAAGAAAGTTAATCTTGCTCCTACTGCCACTGATCGTGACCTTGAGCCAGTGCAAGAAGATGTCGAATATCAGGATGATAAGGTCAAACTAACCCGTTATTATGGCTTTGTGCCTAAAGCATTGCTTGATGCTGCTGACTCTAACGAGTATGTTGACCTCTTTGGTGAAGATAAAGAGATGTATTCCTCATCAATGGCTGAGTTTTCAGAGATGGTTGAGGGTATTGTCGTCATCGCCAATGATCAATTCCTTCTGAAGGCTGAAGAAAGCCCTTATATGATGAAGGATCGGCCTGTGGTGGCTTTCCAGAATGATTCTATGCCCAACCGCTTCTGGGGCCGTGGAATCGCTGAGAAGGGCTACAACATGCAGAGAGCCATTGATGCCCAAGTACGCTCTCACATGGACTCTCTAGCCCTTACAACAGTGCCTATGATGGCTATGGATGCTACAAGGCTGCCCAGAGGTGCTAAGTTTGAAGTAAGACCAGGTAAAACAATCCTCACCAACGGCAATCCTGCTGAGATTCTACAACCATTTAAGTTTGGTACGCTAGATCCTAGCAATCTTGCTACCGCTAAAGAGTTTGAAAGGATGCTATTACAAGCCACAGGCACTATTGACAGCAGTGCTGTTAGTGCGCCTGGTGGTAGTGCTGAAGGCTATGGCACTAACCCTGCTCTGATGGCTATTATCAAGAAGTCTAAGCGTACTCTGGTTAACTTTCAAGAGCAATTCTTGATTCCTTTTATTACCAAGGCTGCTCATCGGTATATGCAGTTTGATCCTGAAGCATTCCCAACCAGGGACTTTACTTTTATTCCTACAAGTCATCTTGGTATTATCGCTAGGGAGTTTGAACAGGTTCAATTTATTAACTTGCTGAAAACACTTGGACCTGATAGCAAGATCACTCCGATTATCCTGACTGCTATTATTGAAAACTCTGGATTGGAGAATCGTGAGGAACTGATTCAGCAACTCCAGCAACTATCTCAGCCCTCTGAGCAAGAGCAAATGGCACAGCAACTACAGATGCAAGCGGCTCAGTTGGAATTGGCTGATAAGCAAGCAGATGTACAGTTGAAACAGGCCAAGGCTCAGTCAGAGATTGTAGAGGCTCAGTTGAAACCTGCTGAGGTTCAGGCCAGGATTGCTGCCTCTGCTTCTAAGTATCTTTCTGACTCACAAGATCCTACTAAAGAGTTTGAGCGTAGGGTCAAGATTGCTGATCTAGCCTTGAAAGAGAAAGATATTGATACCAAGGCTGATATTGCTCGTCTACAGGTCATTGCTGCAAGGCAAAACTAAAAATATTTTAAAATATTGACAAAAAGTACTTGACAAACTGTTTCAGTTGTGGTAGCATTCGTTTAATTAGTAAGTTTGTAAGCGCTCACATTGGAGATAACGCTTGGAAGATAAAGAACTACAAGATTTTTATGAGATTCGCCTTGATTTGCTTTCCCACGATGGGTGGAATGAACTAGTCAAGGACTTTGAAAACCTACGAGAGAGCGTTGCAGACATTAACAAGTGCGATGATCTTTCAGATTTATGGTACAGGCGTGGACAGTTAGCGATGATTGATTATCTGATCAATCTTAAAGATGCTACTGAGAGGGCTTACGAAGATGTATAGATACTTCGACTTCCAGTGCGCCAAAGGCCATGTAACAGAGCATTTAGTGGAGTCCGATGTGACTTCACTGGAGTGTCCTCATTGTGGTAATGAAGCAATGAGGTTAATTTCTGCCCCACGAATCAGCCTTGATGGTTGTTGCAGTGACTTTCCTACCGCATCCGATGCTTGGGTAAGGCGTAGAGAGAGTCACATGAGATGGGAACAGAAGACTGATAGGACCGAAAGGTAGCGGACAAGAACACCCCGCACAATTTGTAAAAGTGTTCTTCTTAAAAAGCATAGGCTCAAGGAGACTAATATGGCTGCACAGTTTATAGAAGAAGGTACTGATGATTCTACAGAACCGACTGATTCCTTAGTTGAGGATCAAAGTCAGGAAGTTCAAGAGGAAATTCAACAAGAGGCAGAAGCACCACAAGAAGAAGACATTCCTGAAAAATATCGGGGCAAAGATGTCAAAGAGATTATCCGAATGCATGCTGAGGCTGAAAAGCTGATTGGGCGACAGGGTAGTGAAGTTGGTGAACTGCGTAAGATTGTTGATGAATTCATTAAGGCTCAAACTTCAACACAGCAGCAACAGCCCCAGGTAGCAGAAGAGATTGACTTCTTTGCCAACCCTGAACAGGCGGTAGCAAAAGCGATTGAGAATCATCCGAAGGTTAAGCAAGCAGAAATGGCTGCTCTTCAGATGAAACAGGCAGAAACGATTAACTTGTTGAAACAGAATTACCCAGACTTTATGCAGACTGTTGAAGATCCTGCATTTCAGAATTGGGTGGCTTCATCAAAGATTCGTACTCGGTTGTTTGCGGAAGCAAATGCATACGATTATGACTCTGCTGATGAGTTGCTGTCAACATGGAAAGAGCGCAACCAAGTTGCAAAGGCAACTGTAGCCGCTGAAAAGACTGATCGTCAACGCCAACTCAAAGCTGCATCTACGGTTCCTGCACAGGGTAGTGATGAAGCCCCATCTAAGAAGATTTATCGAAGGGCTGATATTATTCGATTGATGCAAACTGATCCTGACCGTTATGATCTTATGCAACCTGAAATAATGGCTGCGTATGCTGAAGGACGAGTTAGGTAATAACTTAACTTTTTAAAAAGGATATTCAAAATGCCCGCACTTGGATCTGGTTCTGGTAATGTAATTCAGAGTAATGTTAACTCTGCTGGTTTTATTCCTGAGGTATGGTCTGATGAGATCATCGCTGCTTACAAGAAGAATCTTGTTGCTGCGAACCTCATCAAGAAGATGAACATGAAAGGTAAGAAGGGCGATGTTGTTCATTTCCCTGCTCCTGCTCGTGCATCTGCTGCTGTTAAGGCTGCTAACACTCAGGTTACTGTTAATGCTGAAAGCGGTACTGAGAAGACTGTTACGATTAACAAGCATTATGAGTACAGCCGTCTGATCGAGGACTTTGCTGAAGTTCAGGCTCTGTCGTCACTTCGTCGGTTCTACACTGATGATGCTGGTTATTCGCTGGCTACTCAGATTGATACTGATGTTATTCGTCTTGGTCGTCTGTCGCAAGGCGGTACTTGGAACGGTACTGATGCTACCTTTACTTATGCTAATGGTTTCATCGGTGGTGATGGCGCTACTGCGTTTGATCCTACGGCTAGCACCAACACTGGAAACGAGACTGCTCTGACTGATGACGGTATCCGTCGTGCTATTCAGCGTCTGGATGATGCTGATGTTCCGATGTCTGGTCGTTTCTTCATCGTTCCTCCTGTTGCTCGTAATGTTCTGATGGGACTGGCTCGCTTCACTGAGCAAGCCTTTACTGGTGAAGTTGGTTCTGGAAACACTATCCGCAATGGTCAAATCGGTGACATCTACGGTGTCAAGGTTTATGTTTCTACCAACGCTGATACGGCTACGACGGCTGGTGCTGGTGATGTGAATCCCCGTGTTTGCTTGATGGCACACCCTGAGTTTGGTGTTCTGGTTGAGCAACTTGGTATTCGTGTTCAGACTCAGTACAAGCAAGAGTATCTTGGTACGTTGTTGACTGCTGACACCCTCTACGGTGTTGGTGAGTTGCGTGATGACTCGGCTGTTGCGCTGATCATCCCTGGTTAATTCTTAACTAGTTCTGCCCAGGCTGTAAAAGGTCTGGGCAGTTTTCTATATTGTTTTACAATTAAGACAATATTGGAAACTGTAAGGAGAGATAATTGGCTATCTATCGTGGTCCTGGTGGTCCTGGTGACGCTACAGGTGACTCAGCAAATGCTGCACAGGTAGCACAAGACTTTGCTACTCAGGCAGGTGCTAGTGCTGCTGCCGCTGCTGCTAGTGCTTCTACTGCCAACAGTGCTGCCAGTGCTGCTGGTGCTGCTCAAACCGCTGCTGAGGCTGCACAGACAGCGGCAGAGACAGCAGAGACCAATGCTGAAACTGCTGAGACTAATGCAGAAACAGCACAGACAGCGGCAGAGGCTGCTCAGACTGCGGCAGAGGCAGCACAGACTGCTGCTGAGTTAGCAGAGACCAACGCTGAGACAGCAGAGACTAACGCAGAGGCAGCGCAAGCCGCTGCTGAAGCAGCACAGTTAGCCGCAGAAGCAGCGCAGACTGCTGCTGAGACTGCTGAGACTAATGCTGAAACTGCAGAGACTGGTGCGCTTGCTGCACAATCTGCTGCTGAAGCCGCTAGAGATGCGGCATTATCTGCTTATGATAACTTTGATGATCGTTATCTTGGACAGAAATCTTCTAATCCAACACTAGATAATGATGGCAATGCACTGTTGACTGGTGCGTTGTATTTCAATACTGTTGACAATGCAATGCGTGTCTATACTGGATCAGTCTGGGTAGATGCGTATGCTGCTGGTTCAACCTTCCTTGCCAAAGCAAATAATCTTTCTGATCTAACTAATGTTGCCACTGCTAGGCAGAATCTTGACCTAGAGATTGGTGTTGATGTTCAGGCTTATGATGCTGACACTGCTAAGTATGATGACACCACTGCTAACTTTAGTGGAACATTGCAAAATGGTGGACATACAGTATTAACCACTGCTTCTGATTATCTTGATAGTGCTGACATTGGTGTAACAGTACAAGGTTACGATGCTGATACTGTAAAGTATGATGATGTTAATCCTACCTTTACTAACACTGGTGCTATTAAGGTTCCTGTTGGTTCAGATTCTGAAAGACCTGGAACACCTGTAGCAGGACAGTTTAGGTTTAACAATGATTCTGATGAGTTTGAAGGTTATGACGGCACTGCCTGGGGTGCTATCGGTGGTGGTGGTGGTGGTAATACAACACCAAATGGATTATGGGAAAACTCTAACACTATCTCTACAAACTATACCATTACTACTAACTATAATGCAATGTCTGTTGGTCCTATTACTGTAGCTAATGGAGTAACAGTAACAGTTCCTAGCGGATCTAATTGGGTGATTATTTAATATGGCACTAGAACTTAATGGAAGCACAGGTGTGTCGTTAGTACAAGATGGAGTGGTGACTGCTGCTGATCTAGCAAGTGGCGCTGCTGCTGGTAACTTAGGTTTTACTCCAGTGGCTGCTTCAGATATTATGGGCCGAAACCGCATCATCAATGGTGACATGAGGATTGACCAGAGGAATGCTGGTGCGAGTGTTACTATAGTGTCTGGTGGAGCAAATTATGCCATTGATCGATTTGCTACTTTAGTGAACACATCAGAAGCAACAACTTGTTCTATTCAGCGGGTGTCTGATGCACCAGCAAACTTTTCAAATTCATACAAATTTACAACTGGAACAGGTGCGGCAGGTACGGGATCTCAACAGGCTAGATTTTATCAACCAGTTGAAGGATTAAATGTTGATGATTTTGCTTGGGGAACTGCAAACGCCAAAACTGTTACTTTGTCTTTTTATGTAAAAGCTAGTCAGAGCGGAACTTTTGGTGGTTGTTTAAGAAATGACGGTGGGACTCGTTCTTATCCATTTACATACTCAATCTCTGCAACAAACACATGGGAATATAAAACGGTAACGATTCCAGGTGATACAACTGGAACATGGCTAAAAGATAACGGTATTGGAATACTTGTTTTCTTTGATTTAGGAAGTGGACCAAATTTTCTCGGAACACCTAATTCTTGGGCCGCAGCAAACTATCTTGGAGCAACTGGCGGAACATCAACAGTAGCGGTATCTAGTGCAACCTGGCAAATCACAGGAGTCCAACTTGAGGTCGGCAGTGTCGCCACGCCGTTTGAGCGCAGACCTTATGGGGCTGAGTTGGCGTTGTGTCAGAGGTATTATTGGAGGGTCAATGCTACAACTGGGGCAGACATGGGAGTTGGATTTAATGCGATAACAACGGCTAGTAGAATATGTTTAATTCCACCAGTTCAATTAAGGACTAATCCAGCAGCATTAGAGACAACAGGAACGGCTACTGATTATTCGGTAAGACATGCTAATACTACAACTACATGTAGCGTAGTTCCTGCTATTTTTGGAAATAGCACGGTTAATAATTTAATGATTACACTGACAGTTGCTTCTGGGTTGACAGCGGGCCAAGGCTGTTCTCTTCGGGCAAATGGAACTGCATTTTTGGGTTGGAGTGCTGAATTATGATTTACAAAATGCTACCTCGCCAAGAAGGCGAACCACAAATCTACGCTCGTATTGACGATGACGGGCTATGCCGACTGACTTGCACAGAAGATCATCCACCGTTTCAAGAGTGGGTCGCTGAAGGCAACGAACCTGAACCAGCAGACGAGTAACTGAATAATATTGTGGAGAACATATAATGAGTATTAAAATCAACGGTGGATCAACTAACTTTGCATCTACCTTTACTGCATCACCAACTGCCGATCGCACTGTAACTGTACCTGATAGTAGTTTTACCTTAGCTGGTGTTGATGCTGCTCAAACATATACTGCATCTCAGCGTGGTACTGTTACTACAGATAATGATGGTAGTTTTGATATGGCTGTCACCAACAACTTTAAGTGTACTCTTTCTGGTGCTGCAACATTAACCTTTACTAACATCACAGCAGGACAGTCTGGTTTTATTCTGTTGATTAATGGCTCTAACTATACAGTATCTGCTCATGCTAATACTAAAGTAAGTGCAACTGCACTAGCAACTATTAGTGCCACTGGTACATATCTACTTAGTTACTTTAGTGATGGCACTAATGTCTATGTTGTTAACTCTGGAGCATTAGCTTAATGTCGTTGCTACCTGTAGGAATCTCAGGCGAGGAGGCTGGCTATCAAATCTCCCGCAGTCTGCGGTTTAACTCTGCTGACTCTGCGTATTTGAACAGAACTCCCGCTAGTGCTGG